GTGTCATTACTGCCGATAAAAAGATACCCTCTGTGGTCTTTAGACACGACCATGCAGTCGATTGGAAAATCCTTCCTGACGCTCCAAGAACCAACCTCGTAATGGTAGATCAGGCAGTAGTTGTTTTTGTCGGAGCCATCAATAGCCAGTGAGAGCCAGTACTCTTTGTCTTTCTGATACACCACTCCCGACGCCCGAATCGCAGCTGCGGTGTTGACACGCTCAAGCTGGTTAGGAATCTCTCCACCGATGTTCACGACACCCGTGATGCTCCCTGTGTTCTCAAGAGCTCCCTCAAGCAGATACACCGATCTTTCGGAAAGAAAAGCCAGACCAAGACCTGGCAGTTCAGCAATCGTATCCGGTGCTATGCAGCCTACATCTTTGTTGAGTGTCTTCGCATGAAAGCCGTTCAGGGGGTCACCCTTGATGAGGTAGATACCTCGAGTCTTGAAGACAATCAGAGCATCTCTTGTGGTCCTCATTCCGGTAATCTGACCGCCGTCATCATCCCCAATGACCAATACGTTGCTCCTCGGAAAAACCTCAGGAAACAACGGGGCAGAGTACCTGATCTCATTCAAATCGGACCCTGCAGCAAACATCGTGTTCTTGAAGACTGCCAGAAACTTAGTCTTGCTGGGGAAGTTACCAAGCCCGTCCTCGTCGAGAAGCGCACCCAATGCTGTGTCTGGGTGTCCATCGACAACCTGAGTCGTCATGTTGTCAGTGATTTCTTGAAGAAAGTAGAACGATCTTTGGTCACCCTTGGTGTACAAGTTTCCATTTGAATCGTACACGTTTCTAGTTCTATAGATTCTCCTAGCTACACACTCTTTTGGTCCGATGGGAATGTTGAGAGAAACCATGCATTTGCCGTGTAGAGTTCTCTTTTTTCCGCCCCCACGGCCGTTGTAAACGGTCATCAAACTACTGGTAGCAGACGCCTCGGATTCTTGACCACGCTCGTTTACGTAGGTCACTTTGTACTGGAATCCACACTTTCTTGTGTCGAGCTGCTCCTTGCCGTAGTAGTTCGCTCTCAACATTATGGCATTGTCGAAGTCTGCATCGTTCCGTGGCGCAATCCCAGCGCCTTTGAACCTGTATGAGCCAGCACCGATGGTGGCGTCACTGAAAGAACCTAGCCCCCAGTATGGTAGGTTTTTGTGCAGTGAATAAAATCCAACACCATTGACCTTAGAAGCGTAGTAGTCGGGAACTTTGAAGTCGTCGAACGCTGACCCAAAAATCGGTCCAAGATCGTCTACGATTTCTACATTGTCGTCATAGTCGCCAACGGCGATGGGCACGGTAGTTGAAGAACGAAAATCAGCAGCATTTCCGGTAGGAGAAGGTGGCTTGTCAGCGAACCCAGCTCGCTCGCACACCTCACCGTCGAAGACAAGAGGTTCATCGGATCCGTTGACGAGATAAATTCGACCGCCATAAGATTGAGACTGTGTCCTGACTGAAAGGTCTGTGCGGACTCGATCATTGATATTTGTGATGCTCGTTGAGCTCTCATTCAGTACATACTGCTTAAGGTCAATCGTAGGCTTGTTACTCAGTGGTGAGTCCGCAAAGCCTTTGGCGATCGACCCATAGAATGCTTTCAGAGTCACCTTATTGGAAGGTTCAATCTTCTCTGTATTTTTATTGAACTCAGCATTTACTTCTTCAAAAATCAACCACTGACGAGCTCCGTTGTGTTGAGCGAACCAGTGAATCGAGTTGATGGTCCCAAACGTATCGTCGCCCAACATTCCGACATCGGTGGTGACTGTCGTTGTAGTCACGGTGGTCACGGCTTCAGTTTCGGGATCTTGCTGTGTGCCCTGTTGATTAGCGCCAGTCTCCTCAATTTCAATCGTCGTTGTTGTGGTTTCAATAAGAGAGAGGATGTTTGGCTGATAAACCTGCAGAAATCCTCCAGATGTCCGCCAAGAATCATTCGCAGTCCAAGTCATGTCTTGGATGTACAACGCATCTTGAGGCTGCGGAAGCCAGCGTTCGTCCATGCCGCGAAGGCTGAAAACTTGAAGGGTTTGAGTGTTCATTGACTACACCTTTGTTGGTACGCCGAACCGCTCACCCGCAAACACAACTCGGTCGAAACCTCGACGGATGTACTTCCTGTTCGTCCGACTCAAGTACTTTTGCTTCATCCTGTCCAAGAGCTCTATGGACTTCCGCTCATACAGCTGAGACTGACTGTTCATTCCGTGCTGCAAGCAGATGTCTGCCAGTGCCATGTACACCAGCAGGTGATGATACTGAACCGGCCACTCAGGCACGTCTGAGTCCGCCACAAGCCTCTTTGGTCGTGCCAAGTACCGAATCTCTACATCCATGTCTTGGCTCGGCGGACGGTACACTCGAATGGTCTGACGGGGACCAGACTCGTCTAGCACCTTCAGCTTTGCGAGCTCTCCGTCATGGTAGGTCCAGTACCCGAGCTCAAGAAACTCGGCTTGTGGCCAACCCAGAACTGGTCGACCCGAATCGAAATCGTCTGGAAACTCCTCTCGAGTAGCTCCGGCATCGGCGAACACAGACTGCTTGCGTCCGATGTCCAACACCGACCCATCGGTGAAGTGGTCTCCGATGTGCAGCCATCTCTGGTATCCCTGCCACTGCAGACTCACCTTGTCACCAGGTGCTTGGACCTTGCGCCGATAGAAACGCTTGATTCGACCCGTCATGCGGCGCTTGATGTCAGCACTCGTAGGCGTGCTTCCACGCTCTGTAATAGTGGTTTCAGTTCGACCGAAGGTGCCATCTCTACGGAAATCACCCTCAACCGCTTCGCTGCCAATGTCCATTGCGAAGTAGGTAGAGGTTGTAGGCAGAGTAATACTTGAAATTGGAGACGGTGCTGACTCGATGCCTGCATACACGAAGGTGTAGCAATACTCATAGGTGTCACCACCCCTCAATCGACTTTCCTTCAAGTCTGTATCGTCAATGTCTCGAGCGATTGCTTCCAACTGCGGCGGAACCATCGGCGGTGTCAGATTCTTGGGCATGCCCTCGATGCCGATGACCGGGTCTCCGGTACTGTCGCGGTCTAGATAGAGGTGCTCTTCCTTAGCGGCGTCGATAAATATGAGCCGTCCACGGTCTGGAGCTGTGTTCACAGACGTCGTGATGGACGAGCTGGACTGCGTATGCACTGGGGTCTTCAGGCCACGGTCTACAATCCCCAGTACTTCCACACAGTCTGCAGGCAGGTAGTACTGACGGAACTCAATCTTCCAGTCTGTGTAGTAGTCTTTCGTTGTCAGGGATGATCCGTCATCTGTACTGGGGTCAATGATCGGACGGTCCAGAATGATACCGGAGTGGTCACCAGGCTGATACCCGTCAGGCCACTCAGGGTCACCTGTGCCACCGTAACGACCTGAGGCGCCATAGTCTGCGAGCGCAGTGCCCAAGTCGAAGATGCCCGTGATGGTGAACTCACGCTCACTTGAACCATGCGAGATGCCCGCTCTGGTCGTGTACGTGTCGTTGTCTTGAATGATGAGAGGGTTGCCCAACATCTCGAAGGTAGGCAGCGTGTCAGCTGTGCCCTCAAAGTTGATGACGTTGCTGGCATCGAAGCTGTCGCTAGCGTTTCCAACTGAGAGCTTGTTGGTGGTCGCATCCCCGGTGATGTCAGCTCGGAGAGTCAGGGGCACGCGCTTTTGTCGGAACAACCAGTTGTACTGGCTTGAGCACTGCAGGTAGTGACGGTTGATAACCCGCGCGACTTGGCTCTTGTATGCTTCCAAGTCGGGGTTGTAGTCGAGTGCTGAGTTGATTTCTTCGGTGAGCTCTTTCAGGTTCACGACGTACCCCTACAAAAAGAAAACGGCTGCTGGTGCATTATACCCCAGCAGCCGAGAATGGGCCGGAGCCCGGTAGCGATTATGGCTTAGAAGTAGCCTTGGTCGATGATCATGACTGTAGTCTCGCCATTATCGTAATCGCCGGTCCCGTCATCTCTGAGAGCGACACCAAGACGAGCGCACTTAAGTGCAGCCTTGATATTACCCTGAGAGTTTCCAGCAACTGCCACATCGTTATCGACCGGAACTGCTTGTCCTGCCGTCGCGATGTCGGCGACAAGAAAGTCGCCAGCAACAGTGTCGGCATGAACAGTGCAGCCACCGCCTTGGGTGTCATCGCCGTACAGTCCAGCCACTTGAACCTTGAGCTCACCAGCGGCGGTAAGAGTCTCAG